GCGTGGCGCGGCGGGAATGTTGTAGATCGCCTGCACCCGGAGACACCTACACTGAGCTCTTTTCGGACATGGGTTCGACTCCCATCGCCTCCACCATGTAAAAAGAACGTCATTTCGCTGAGAATTGACGTTCTTTTCTTTATCATGGTAACATTTTTGGTAACACACCGCTGAAAAACAGCTTTATAAACGCAAAAACAGCCCCGAGGAACCGTCAGGCTTCCCGGGGCTGCTGCTATGTATGGATTTTTTTGGCCGGGCGACTTACTTTCCCTGTGCCTTCAGCCTATTGGGCATCGTCACTCAGACAAAGAGACAATCTTCCGCATTACTAGCTCATACTCTTTCGGGTACACCAGCTTTATTGCGTTCATGTGTCTGTCGAGCACCTGCATCAGACCGCCGAAAGGAACAGAGCTGGCAGCCGCCACAAAGTCGCTTTGTGGTTCCGCTGCTGTGGAGTACGCCGCCGCATAAGTCGCGGGCGGCAATGCCTGGGTCTGCGTTTCAGGTGCGTGTGCTTCTTCCAGCTCGTCCCGCACAGTGCAGAGGGCGGCAAGCTTTTCCACGCTCTGCCAGTTCGTTTCTTCGCATTTCAGTTTGCGGATGTGTTCGTTGATCTCCACGATATCCATGCCTGCCGCCCCCTTTCTTATGCGTTGCGCAAGATGTCAGCGGCTCGCTTGTATGCGTCACGCTCTGCACCGGTGGCTTCCTGCATCATGTCCTCGATGTCGGAGATCATGCGCTCACGGCCATCGCCGCGTGAGTAGTGACCGCGAACATAATGCCGACCGCGGTTGGCGTAGCTGTTGCCCCGGTTGTAACCGTTTCCGGCGTCGCGGCTGAAGGATCCGCGCATGTCAGCTTCCCACTCGCCCGCACGGCTGTACTCGCCACCCTCGCAATAATCCTTGATGCGGTGGATGTCCAGAATGATATCCACGATCTCGCCGATCATCTCAACATCGCCAGGGGATCGATTCTTTTTGTCGGTCAGCTCCATGAGCTCTTCGCACATCTCATCTTTCAGATGATTCAATTTATCCAGCATGACTTTATCTCCTTTCTTATGCTACCCGCTCAACGATCAGATTGCTGTTTGCAATGCTGATTGCCTGCGTGCTGGTGTTTTTGAGCGCCACAGTAACGCAGCAGCCGCGCGGCACCTCGATGAAAGCGGCCACGAAAACGTTGAAGTAATTTTCGACTGCCGCCGGGGTGACGATTGCGGTGGCGCTGTTGAGCGCTTCGCCGCCGACAGCCAGCGCCACAGAGATAGCGCCCACAGTGCCTCCGGTAGGGATGGCGATGTTGCCGCCAAAACTCACTTTGAACAGTGCCTTGCACTGGTTCGTAAGTCCACGCAACGTCACATTGCCAGCGCCTGCGCGATGGTTGATGCAGTTTGACCCCTTGATAGCGGTTTCAGTCAAGGGAAGATTCTGGCCGGCTGCCACGGTCTGGATTGTGATAGAGGTAAATTCAGCCATTATTCGCGTCCTCCTTTTCTGCACAGACCCCCGCTTTACTTGCGTAGATGTTTTTCAGCACTTCCATGCAGGAAGCTGAAAAGTCCGGTCGTTCTGTGTCTATCAAAGTATGCAAAATAGAACTGTATAAACTCAGATCCGTCATGCTCATTTTGTTTTTGTCCATGCTGGCCAAATGGTCAACAAACTGCTGCTTCAAGTCTGTTACGGTCATTTGAATGCTCCTTTCATAATAAAAACGCCGGGACTACTGCCCCGGCGCTCTGGTTTGCAAAATCAGCTCAGGGGCTGAACAGGCTACAAATTGTAGTCAGTTGCCGTTATTCGGTTAGGCGCAGCTGCCGCAGCCGGTCCCACAGCCATAGTAAATGGCGTTGGGGTTGGGCACCTGATAGGCAGGCACGGGAGCTTTCTGCTGCAGAGTCCCGATGATCTGGTTGGTCTGCGCGTTCATTGCGGTGGTCAGGAACGCGCTCTGGCGATCCTGAGAAGCAGCCCGGCGCAGCTCGTTGTTCTCGCTCTGCAGGGTGGCAATCTTATCATTGGTCAGGAAGTCGAGCACCGCGCGGGTGTTGCTGTTCTGATTCTCGATGATGTCCCGGGTGTTGTTGTTCATGGTGTTCTGCGTTGCGCAGAAGCCCTGCTGCATCTGGTTCCGGGTGTCGCACTCCTGCGTGGCCAAATTGTAGTTGACTCCCTGAATGGCGGTCTGGGTCTTGCAGCAGCAGTCTGCCAGCTGTGTAGCCAGAGCATTCTGCCCCTGCATCAGCGCAACGTTGGTGCTGTTGAAGCCCTGCTGCATGGCGTTGGTGACGCCGTTCAGGCCCTGCTGCACGCCGTTGAAGCCCTGAAGCATCCCGGTGTTCATGGCATAGAAACCGTCGCACAGGCCGCTTTCCAGACCGTTCAACTTGTTCATGACGCTCTGGTTGTCGAAGCCGCGCTGCAGGTCTGCCTGGGTCACTGCGCTGGTCATATAAGGCGAAGCACCGCCCATACCGCCGCCCCAGCCAAAGCCGCCCATGCCGCCCCATCCGAACATGCCAAAGATCAGAAAGAGGACGATCCAGCCCATCCAGTCGCCGCCCCAGCCATTACAACCATTGTTATAGCTGTTGTTGGCAGGCTGCACCGGCATGGTCAGGACTGCACTATCGGAAGATAAAGACATAATCTTGCTCCTTTCGTGTTTTTTGAAACATTTATTCTAAATGCGGCCGCATTTTAGAATCCAAACATATTTTTCATGCCGTTAAGCATCGGGGCAATCTGCTGCGCTCTCTGCTGGATGGCGTTGAGCTGCTGCTGTGAGAGCTGGCCGGAGGTGAGCATCTGGTTTATCATCTCTTGCGGGTTCTTGCCCTGCATCTGGCCCATAAACTGTTGAAACTGCCCGCCAATAGGGTTCTGGGTTTGTCGGCCCATCGAATTATACAAGCTGCTGCCCATTGCTTAACCCTCCTGTTTTGGCTCTGGTACTTCTTGCTTTTCCAGCGCCGCCAGCTTTGCCGCTAACGCGTCAAACTCTTTACGAGTAACATACTCCCCGCCTGCGGCCTGCGTGGCCGCAATCGACGCTTTTGGGGCGCTGGATCGTTCTTTGTAGTCGTAGATGCGCAGAGGGAACGGCCTGCCGTCCTGCCCCACCTCTTTTATGTAAAATGTATCGGCATCGGCATCAAGCAAAAGCACCCGGCTTCCGTTTGCAACCAAATATCCACGCGCTGCAGCCTCGCCCTGCACCCATATAAAGCCGCTATCAGCCGGTGCGGCCTGTGCCTGCATTGTCGGCATCATGACAGGCTGAGGCTGGTATTGCGCCGCTCGGAGTTGTTCCAACTGCCCCTGTGGCTGTTGGTAGTACGTCTGCGGGTATCCGTTATAAATCGGCATCGCTTAGTCCTCCTTGTACCAGTAATAAATCGGGCACTCTGCGCCACTGTCCCAGCTGTCCAGCCACTCGCCATTGACAACAGCCAGAACGTGACCAGAGCAGCCAAGAACATAGATCCCGCGCGGGTACTCCCTTGCAAAATCCTCCACGGTGTAGCAGGTGGAGCAGTCTGCCTCGACAAGGCGGCGCTTAAATCCGCGCTTTTGGAGGTACGCGCCCCATGTGCGGTTGGCGCTTGGCATGTCGCCCAGTGCGTAGCCCATCATCGCAAGCCCTATGTATGCCTGCTCCCAGCTTTGCCCGGTGGCAGCTGCAACGGCTCGCACTGCACAGTCACCGACGCTGCTGCCGCGCGGGTTTGGGTTGAACTTGTGCCACATGAGCGCTCCTCCTTTTGCGTTTATCGTACCAGAATGCCACACCGGGAGAGACAACGAAGGTACAACGAAGGACAAAAAAGCGCCCACACTGCAAAAGGGCAGCGTGGGCAAAAATACGTTCATCGGGTATAATATTTTTGAAAAAAGCTTGACTTTTGCACCCAATGGGTGTATATTATAGACAGTAAAGGAAACCAAAATCGCACAAAAAAAGGAAATAGCTACCATGACCAGCTTTGAGACTAAAAAGAAGATCGTTCTTGCAGGCGACAGCCGCATTTTTAAAGACTGGGCTGCCCACTCTACCATCACGATGGACGAGTTTATCTCGGCGCTTCAGTGGCTGTGCGAGGATGCACTGGACAAAAACGGCAAGCTTACCCGGGAAATCGCGCTTGCTCCCGACCGCATCGTGAAGCTGCGCCGCGTCAACGATGGTCTGAGCATGACCGCCTTCTATGAGTATCCCCGCGACAACGGCGGCGATGGAGAGCTGGGTTCTCTCTGGAGCGGCGAGAAGTTCCCTGATGGCTTTGTGCGCAAAATCAGCCTGTCCGTGAAAGACCGCGTTTGAAAGGAGTATACCATGTATAGCAACGCTGAACTTTTTATTATGGCAAGCAATCCGCGAGCCGTAAAGGAGATTTTTTTGAATAACGTGACGCTCAGCGCCGAGGATGGCGCTTCCGGCTGTATCGACCTGGACGCCGAAAAGGAGCGGCTGTCTATCATCTGGGATCTGGCACACCTGCCCATGCGGGATCTGATCTCCCGCACCGGAATGTCGCAGACCGCTTTTGCAAGATGCGCGGGCATCCCGCTGCGCACGGTGCAGAACTGGTGTGCCGGAAGCCGGGACTGCCCGGCATACGTCCGCTTTTTGTTGGCTGAGCACTATAAGCTGCTGTAAAACAAAAAATCCCCCACTTTGCCTACAAAGTATCCCGCGTGGAACGTAGGGCTTTGGCAAAGCAGGGGATTTTTTATGCCGCCAAAACGGCAAAGTCTAAAATCAAGAGCGGAACCGCACAAAAAGAAAAGCGGCAAGCCCGAAAGCATGCCGCTTTTGAATTGTCAGAGCAAAAGCTCAAAACTAATCCCTAGACGAAACTATTATATCACGCACTCAGCATTTTTTCAATGCCTTTCAGTCGGTAGCCTATCGCCGTCCGACTGTAATGTGTCTGTGCTGCAATGTCCGGCAGCGGGAGCCGCTCAACGTACCGCAGTAAGGCTATCTTACGGTCTACCCTCCCAAGCGGTGCGCTTTTGATGGCGGCGGTCATCTGCTGTCGGTCAAGTCCTTGCAGCGCAGCGGGCAGCACTACACGAGCCGCCGCCACAGGCAGCACCGAGCCAGAAGGGCTGCGGAAGCTGTCCGGCGTTGCGCACCATATTGACAATGACGGCAAAATGGTCGATTTTGTTAAGGCCAACAAAATCGCAGACCATTTTCGTGATGTCCCGAAATTGTTCTTGTGCGGCGTACATCCCGGTGGCGTCACCGAGATGACGGTATGTAGTGCTTGCCATGATATCCTCCTTATTGCTTTTGCAGGGCTGCTCTTGCCCGGTCAAAGAAAAACTGGATGACCTTGCTCATGGTCTCTTCGGTGATTGCCCACGAGACAAGCCTGCCCCACCGGCTGTTGTCCAGATAGTGGCGCAGCATCTTGACACACCACGACTTGCGCTCTGCGCCGCGCTTGGTGCCCTGAATCTCACGCTCTGCCTGGTCGATCAGGTCAAGCACAAGCGTCCTGACCGCCGCGCCGTAGCCCAGACGGATAAGCCCCAGCACAAGCGACACAGTGCCCACAACGATGAGCACCAGCGCCAGCCACGCGGGCAACGGGGTGAGAATTGTGTTAAGAATGGTTTCCATGTGTTACTCTCCTCTCTCTTTTTCGAGGTCTTCGATGCGGTGGTTTGCAACCTTGATTTGTTCTTCCAGCACCGGGATGCGCTGGGCAAAGTTGTTGTGCGCCCGCACTTCGCGGGTCAGCTCTTCCAGCTTGGTTTCGGTAACAGCCTGCTGCTTGTCCAGCTTGGCGTCCATGCTCTGTGCGGTGCGGTTGTTGGAGACGATCGCGCCGATCAGGCTCAGACCGCCGGTGATGATCGCTACGATGATTGATTCGCTCATTTGCCCTCCCGAAGACGGGTCAGACCCTTCTTTGCGATGATTTTAGCGTAGTCCTTGTAGGGCACAGACAAGTCCACGCCGGAAATCTTGCCCGGTATCGCGTCCACAACACCGGGAATCTTGCCCTTGCTGGTGTACTGCCACAAGCCGAACGGCCAGCCCGGTTCAGGCTTCTTGCTGCGGTAGGCTGCCAGCCACACGTCATAAGGCTTGAGTGCAGCGCCGGTCATGTACAGGTTATCACGGCCAAAGTACAGCCCGGTGTACAGCATGGCGTAAAAGCCCCAGCGCTCCACAGTGCCCAGCGCATGGGCGGCAATGTCCGTCAGGGTCTGCTTGTCGAGCGGTGCTTGCACATACTTGTCCTCAATGTCCACCGCAACGGGCAGCTGCACGGTTTTGCCGGTCAGCACCTTGCGCAGCAGGGCAAGTTCTGCGTCAGCCTCTGCTGTGTTGACCGCTTTGCAGTAGTAGTACGCGCCGCAGGGGATGCCCAGCCGCTGGCACTCGGCGTAGTTGCGCTCAAAGTCGGGGTCGATGTACGGCTCACTGGGATTGTCCTCTGCGCTGTTGCCCAGAGCCCGCAGCATCACGCCGGAGACAAGGCCGCTTGTCTTTACCTTGACCCAGTCGATGTTACCCTGCCAGCGGGAAACGTCCATGATAGGTCTCATACTCTGCTCCTTAATACTTTTCGCCGGTAATCTCTTCATACTCTTCTGCGGTCAGGCGCTGGGGCTTGCGCTGCACAAGGATGCGCAGCATGGCCTTAGACCAGCGGCCCGCCTCGTACTCGTCTTTCGCTTTGCCGAAGATCGCGCTGTGCTTATCACTCATGGCTCATGCCCTCCTTGTCTGCAGCCTCGTCCTCAATGGGCACATCGGCCAGAATGCACAGGAAGTCCACCATAGACGCGATCTGTGCCAAATCCGCGTCCCGGTTTTCGTTTTCGGCGGCGGTCTTGATGTCGCCAGTGTTGTGAACAATTTTCATGTAGTTATCCCCTCCAGCAGAGTTTTAACGTATTGATCCATGCGCTGCAGCAGCTGCTGCGAGTTGCCTTTAGCGGCATGGGCTTTCCATGATCCATACTGCTCATACAGGGCAGATGCCGGTTTCTCTCCTGCCTTGATGAGCTGGGCAAGCCGAAACAGGCGCTTGCGCTCGGCCTTGACATTCTGCGGGTCAACGGTCATAACGACCTTGCCCGCCGGGGTCAAGCGGTAGATGAAACCTAGAAAACGGAATCCATCCTTTAGCCTGACGATCTTGGTCTTGGTCGGGTGCAGCTCCATGCCATCGGCAGCGTACCGGGCGCGGATCGCCTCCCGCCACTCCTCAAGCCGTGCCTTGTCGTGGTGGATGATGAGGCTATCATCCATAAAACGGACGTACTTTTTCGCCCGCAGGCGCTCCTTGATGTAGTGATCTATGGGGTCGGGCACCGAGATCCCGGCAAGCTGCACCATCTGGCTGCCCGGATTATAACCGGCCTCGCCGGTATATTGACGATCCAGCACCTCACGCACGCGGTTATGCACACTTGGCGGCAGATGCCGCTCAAAGCAGCGGTTTGCCACGTCATGGGGCATCGTGTCGTAATAGTGCCGGATATCTACCAACAGCACATAGCCATCAGCGCCGTGCTGCCGGTATTCGCGCTCCATCATGAGCTTGACCTGCTTGCGCGCCCAGTCGGTACCTTTGCCGGTCTGACAGGCCGCGTTTTGCCGGATGAAGCTCCGTGTCATTGCTGGATAAACAGCATTGTCGTTGAGAGAGCGCTGGTATACCCTATCCCGAAAGCCATTCGCAACCGCTGTGCGGGGCTTGGGATAGGTGATTCTAACTTTGATTGTTGGCCGTGCCTTGTATGTACCTGTCGCGAGCTCCTTTTGGAGTTTCAGGATCTCGTCCATCCGAAACAGGTGAAACCGTCCAACGCTTGCCTTGCGGCACACGCCTTTGGCGCACTTGCCCTCGGAATTATACAGGGCATCGAACCCGATTATTATTTCTTCTTCTTGCACTGATTTTTTCAGCTCTCCTCGCAAGGATCTGCCGGGTGATAGCGGTCAACACCCCGCAGGGTGGCCACGTCCGGCTGATATTGTTCGTCTGCCAGAGGACAGACATGGCACTCGGCTCCTTGCACGGCAGTTTTTGCCCGGCCTCTGCTATGCAGGGGCTTTTGTGGGCGTGCTGCCGTCCAATCCGGGGCGCAGCGATTCGCGTTGATCGCGTTCCAGTTGTTGACGTTGCCGCTGGAGTTCACGTTGAAGGCATTGTTGCCGTTGCCACGATTCGCAGAGCGCAGCCGCACATTGCGGCCCATTAGCCTACAGCCATTTTTATGTCAAAGCGCTTTTGCACGCTTTGCATCACTCTCGTGCCAGTCCCGGCAACGCTGCCGGATATCGCGCACAGTGTTGCCCCAGAAAGAGCACCGTTTGCCAGAAAGGTGGTAGCTGGCTTTTGCCATGTCTATCTCCGCCAAAAGGACGGTGCACAGCCGGACGGCGTGCCTTTGAAGCTTAAAGCGCTCCTCTCTTTCGTTCGGCTTGTCCAGCCGGAGGTCGTTTGCTCCGAAGATATCAAAAAATATCCGGTCTGCCGTAGCGCGCAGTTGACCGGGAAGGCTTGCGTCAATTTCGAGGTCAAACACTTTCGCGTTTTTGGTGATCTGTCTGGTATACAGTGCCAGCTCACGCGCGTCAAGCGGCAGCGTGAATTTATTGTCCGGTATCTGGTCTTTGCGCATTGCCATGGGATAGCACTCACTTTCTCACCGGGCAAGGGATTGCCCGGTGATTATTTAACAAGATTGGTCATTTTGCAAGCCGGGGCGCAGCGATGCGCGCCGAACGCGCCCCAGCTGCCGACGTAGCCGCTGGAGTCCACGTAGAAGGCATTGTGGCCGTAGCCACGATGCGCAGAGCGCAGCCGCACATCGCGGCCCACAGTGCGCTGTGCAAGGTCGCGGGTGATACGCAGCGGGTAGGTCCGCCACAGAGCCTGCGGGGTCTTTGCGCCGGTGCGCTCCTTCCAGTACGGCCAGTATGTACCCTCGCCACTGACCTGCGGAGAACAGTAGATCTCCTCCAGCGAGGGCAGGAAGATTTTGTCATAGGTCACCACAGCGCTGCCGTCATCGGTGACGGTGTTGCCGTAGGTCACGACCTTCACGCGGGTCAGCGCGTTCTTGAAGTCATCCGAGAAGCCAGCAAGGAAGCCGGGCACGGTGTCCGCCTGATTGGGCTTCATGTCCCATTCATCTTGCGGCTGCCACCACGCACCAGCGGGTGCATCGCTGTTGAGGTACTGGCGGTATGCGGACTTATACCACCGGTTATCGCCGTAGGCAACCGAATGCAAGCCGTTCAGTTTGCCGTTGGGCTTTGCAAGGAAGGAACCAAGATTTATGCCATCGACGCCAGCAGAGACGTTGCAGGTCTCCAGCAGCTCGGACTTATACTGATCCTTGTAGACGTAAACCTTCCAATTGGCAGGTGCAACGTCCGGTGCGTTATAGAAGCCGGTCATGCGTGCACCTGCGGGGGCATTTTTGGTCAAGGTAAAATTATAGGCACCGCCGTTTATGACGTTTGTGCCATAGGAAAAATCAAAAATGATGTTGTAGGTGCCAGCCACCAGACCGGCCTCCGGCACAACGTAGAAGGCCTGATATGCAGAAAACTGGATATCTTCCAGAGACGCGTAGTGCATCTGCAGTACCATTGCGGGTGCGGTGGTGCCGGTCTCGCCCTCGGCGATATCATCCGCTTTTACCACGTCCCACGGGCAGTCGTAGACTTTGCCGTCCTTGCCGGTGTAGGTGTTGACCAGCTGCGTGCCCACCGGAAAAACCGCCGGTGCGTTACCGGCAGCCACCACGGCCTTGATGCCGTTATAGTCCATCTCCTCCACCACGCCTGTCTGTGCGCGCGCGATCACGCCCAGCGAGCTGGACATACCCAGCAGGGCGGCGGTCATCTGGTCAAGCTTTTTGCCGTTGTCTTTTGCGGTCTGATCCAGATAGACCGGATCGGTTACCATAGTTTCAGCCATGTGTTTTGCTCCTTTCAGGATTTAACATATTTCATGCAGACTTTGCCGTCAACCACGACAAATCCGCAGGATTCGAGGGCTGCGGTGCGCGTATCCAGCGCCTGCTCTGCCTGTTCCGCGCGGGTGGTTTCGGCAGTTATGGCAGTGTCCAAGCGCTGCTCCTCGCCCTTAGCGCGGGATGCTTCAGCGGCAATCCCGTCCGCGTTCGCCTGTTCAGCCGCCTTTGCCCGCTCCGTTTCCTCCGTGATTTTAGTGGATAGGGCGTTTTCGGCGGCTTGTGCGCGCTCGGCCTCAGCCGCGATGTTGTCAGCATTGGCCTTTTCCGCTGTTTCCGCGCGGGAAATCTCCGATGCAAGGTCATCCCTTACGCCCTGAACCGCATCACCGACAGCCTTCGCATCCGCAGCCTTGCCGGAGAGGGAGAGGGTGGGGTCGATGGCTTTCTGGATGTTTTCGCCCGCCGTGTTTGCGAACTGCTCCACATACTCGCCCATCTGGGCGAGATCCTCGCGCACCTCGTGTGCCATGACGGCTTTGCGGATGCCGTCAATCACTTCTTTAAACGGTTTCATCGTCTGCCTCCATCGTTTGCAGCGCATAAGACTGCGCATAAGACTGCGTATCAGATGCGTACTCCTTGAGCGTGCGGCTCAGGTCATACGCGGCGGTTGCTTTGCGGGCGCTGAGCGCCTGCAAGTCGGATACGCTTGAAAATTTTTTGCCAAATGTGAATACTTTTTTGTCAGGCTTATTATCCAGCGGCTCCACAAGTTTGTTGCAGTTGATCCACACATCAATGCCATGGGGCGCGGAAATAATATGGGTCAACTTTCCGAAGGCGATTCTGTCCACGTCCACGCCCGCGTCCTTCAGGTCTACGGCTTTCAACGTGATGCCGTCCGCAAGGCGTAAGTGCTTGCCAAGCTCTGTGTCTGCCGCGTCCTGCAGGGACTGCTGTGTGTTTGCCGTGCCGTCCAGCACAAGATACCGGGTGATAAGGCCGTACAGCTTCTGGGCGGTTTCATCGTTGGCAGTAGCGGTCAGAGTATCGGTGGTCTCCCAAATAAACCATCCGCTTTTTTTCTTGCCGATGGCGATTACCCGGGTGACGATGTCCTCGGCCTTGACGTAGCTGGTCAGGTCAAGCAGGTTTGTGCCGAAGGTGATGCCCTGCACGTTGCGTTCTGTCGCGTCCTGTACATAGTCCAGATAGCGTGCTCTCTTGTTCAGACCGGGGAACAAGGGGGGATAATGAATCGTTTTGTGCCGGGTTGCCAGATAGCCGCCGTACACGTCCACAAGCTCGTTTTGCAGGATGTCCCACGTTTTTCCGTAGTTCTTGCCGTCGCCGAACTCGTGCAACTCCTCCACAAGCTGCGGGGTGTAGTCTGCGGACTTTTCCCCGTTGACGTACACGTTGACCGTGCCGTCTTTTTCCGTTTTGATGCTGTACGTTGTGGATTCGGTGTTCTTTTTGGCCGCTTTAATGGTACTGTCGAACTTATAGGTTTCTATTGGCGTAGTGATGGACGGGGTAACAATGGTCTGCTCTGCATCGTAGGTCTTGCTGCCCTGAGAGACTGCGTTTCTTCGGAGGGTAAACTGGTTGTCTCCCGTGCGCCAGGCAAGGTACTCCTTTCCGGTTACGATCTCGTTCAGCGGCCAGTTTTGTGCTGGTGGGGTCTGCACGTCCTCATAGTCGGAAAAAATATAGGAAAAATTCTCTTCAAGTCGGTTCCCGTTTTGGGAGTACAGACCCCATGTCTGGTAATAGTCGCCCTGCTCGTCCGGGCTGCTGGCGGCATAGTCCAGCTTCAGATAGCACTTTTCGGCTACCGGAACATACCGCTTTTGCTCCTCCACCGTGACGTTTCCGATGCGGAAGCTTTTATAGCTGTCGGTCAGGCTGGTGTGATTCTTGCAGAGAAAGTCCAGAAACTGCCGGATGGTCACATCCTTGGCGGTGTAGGGTGGTACATCGGTGTCGTTGAGGTAGGCAAGCTCGCCCTCACAGTACACCTTCTGCCGCAGCAGAAAATCCTGCTCATGGCTCATGACCCTGCCTTGCCAGATCTCCTTACCGTCCTGCTCCACGGACACCACCGTTTTCAGCTTTTGCAGCGCGCTGTGCGCCACGTTGCCCAGCGGGATGGTAAATTCTAGACTTCCAGCCTTACCAAACTCTCGGGTCAGGGTGGGGCTGATCAGCTTTGTAGTCTCCAGCGCAGAGCCGGGCGCATAGATACAGACCCGGTTTTCCCAGCTGTCCACGCCGTTCTGCGTGCCGGCATAGATCTTGTAACTCATAAGCTTGCTCCCAGATATTTGATGGTGATGCTGCTCGCAGCGGTGGCGGTAAAGGTCAGGGTGACGTTTTCTCCGTCCGGGATATCCAGCCCCTCCAGATACTGCCACTCGGTCGTTTTGGCAAGCGTGCCAGCGGCGGTCTTGTTGACCTGCAACGACACATTTGCCTCGCTTTCGCCGCGCTGGAAGTAGACAGCCGCGGTGTGCGGTGCGCCGTAGATAACCACATCCACCGGCGTATCGGCAGGCAGCGCAATGCTGCGGTAGTCTCGCAGAATGTCCGTTTCAAAGTTGATGTCATCCCACCGGATATCCTGTGTGCCGTCGTAGACGTTGTACTTGTACGGGTTGCAGCTGCCGGTGATGGTGACCGTTGCGGAGAGCCGCCCCGGCACGAATTTGACGTGCCAGAGCCCCTCCCAGTACCAGGAGGGATCATCGTCAAACACGCATTGCAACCACTTGCCCTCAAGGGCATTGTGCAGACGGCTTTGCAGTACCTTCCACAGCTTTTTCGGCGCGGTGCACAGCAGTTCCATGGTAATAGTGCGTTTTTTGTAGTGCACCTTGCCGTCCAGAGAGGTAGTAAGGTTGAGCAACGTGTCAGAGCCGGGTATCTGCACAAGGGTCTCGTCCGGTTCCGGCTCGCCGATGTTCGGGCTGCCAACCTTCATGTACAGCCCCCACGTTGCAAGGGTGTCGTAATTGCCCAGCTTTGCGCTGTGGATCGCCATTTAAACACCCCTTTCTGCCCGCAGGGTATACACGCCCATGCTGGTATCCATGTTGGTTGCAAGGCGCGGAGTGAGCATATCGGCCACCTTTTCGCCGTCCATGACAAGCTGCCCGGTGCCGATATCCGGCAGATGCTCATCCAGCATATCGCGGATCTGCTGCAAAATGCCAAGCTGTGCATCCGTGCCGGTGGTCTTTTCCATGTAGCGGTGCTGCATGGCTGCCCGGGTGGAGAACTCGGTCAAGCTGTCGTACACGTCATGCCCGGCAAAGGGGCTTTCGTAGTGGCTCACAGCCTGCCCGCCGCTGCTCTTGCCAAACTTTGCAAACAGTGCAGCGCCCAGCGCCACCACGCCCGCCACAATGGCGATGATCGCGGCAACCTCAGGGTTCGAGATGATCAGGCTGCCAATCTTTGCGATCAGTCCGCCTGCGCCCTTTGCGATCGTGCCCAGACTGCCCATGCTCCCGGCAAGTTTTGCAATACCAGTGCCCGCGTTGGAGACAAAGGTGCCGATGCCGGTACCCATGGTGCCCAGCACGCCCATGATCTTGCTGCCGACATCGGAAACGTTGATGCCCAGATCCTGAAACACTTTGCTCAAGCCCTTAACGTCCGTTGTAACGCCGTCTGCATCTGCTTTGATGCCGTTGGACATGATCTGCTTAAAAGCCTTGAACGCCTCGCTCAGACCGCCGCCGGAATAAGCCTCGTTGATGGCTTCCAGCGCCTTGTTTGCCCAGTCAGACAGGACTTCGCGCTGCTCCTGTGACACCTCGCCCCACATCATGTTGACGATATCCAACCCAAGCGCTGCCCAGTCCTGATTTTTCAGGTCGGTATACAGGTTCTTGCCGATCTTAAAAATACCGCTGTTAAACTGCTGCTGTGCCTTGCTCAGGTTCTCTTCAATGCGCTTTTGGGTCGCCTTGATGCTCTTGTCGATGTTCTGCGCGGTCTCTGTCACCTTGTCCTGCACGCCGTCAACGTAGCTGATGATCTTGGTGTAGGTCTGCCGCACGCCGTCCACGATGCGCTCGCCGGTCTCGGTGGCAGTTGTCTTGATGTGCTGGCTTCCGTCCGCGTAGGTCTCCACGGCCTGCTGCGTGGTGGTGGTGATGCCGTTGAAGGTCTTTTCCGCAATGGTGGTCAGGGTGCCAAGCAGGGTCTTGGACATATCGGCGTAGACCTTCTTGGTCGTGGTGCTTATCTTGCCGTTCGTGTCCGTAACTTTCTTGGTCACAAGCGTATAGGTGGTAGCAACGCCGTTGACCATCTCTTTACCGGTCTCGGTAGTGGTCTCGGTTACGCGGTCTTTGATTTTGCCCGCTGCGTCCTTGACCTTCTCCTGCAGTGTCTCAACGCTCGTTGTCACAGCGCCCAGCGCGTTCTGTGCGGTGGTGGTTGCGGTGTGCGTCACGGACGCTATGACGGTTTCGGTTTTGGATTTTGCGCCGGTGCTCTTGCCGGAGGAACTGGAAGGACTTGTAACGATGGAGCTGCCGCCGCTTCCACTCGCGGCCGCTGCTTCTGCCTGACGCTCAGACCAACTTTTGTTGCTTACGCTTTTGCCGGAAAGAGCATTCTGCCGTAGCCGGTCCCTGTTGCTTTGCTTTTGCTTGTCTGACTTGTAGTCGTCGTAGTTGTCGTACCCTGCGTAAGCATTTTTTCCAAGTGCCTTGTTAAGATAGTAGCTTGCCTTATCCAGTGCACTAACAGCCGCGCTGCCAAGCTGCCCAAACTTTTTGATGATGGCACTGATTGGATTATCCAGCTCAAGAATTGCGTTTCCGAGACCCTTCCAGCCGTCCTCTTTGTAGGCTTCCTGTGCTGCGACAACCATGTCGTTCAGGTGGCCTATTACAACGCCGATGCCGGAGGAAAGGTCGCCGGTCATAAGTCCGGCCAGCTGGCTGACGTTATCCTTCAGGGTGGATATACGCCCGTTCATGGTCTGGCTCTGGGTGTCCATGGCGTTATAGTAACGCCCGCCCTCCTCGCTGGCGGCTATAAGCGCCTGCGAAAGAAGGTCGTAGCTGATGGTCATCTTCTGGACTTCCTGCACCGATTTGCCGGTGTAGTCTGCCAAAATCTGGTAGATATTGATGCCCGCATAGGCAAACTGCTTGATGTCTATCGTTGCAGCCTTGCCCACGTTTGCGATCTGCTGCAGGTTTGCAGCCATGCGGGATAGTTCGGCGTTACCGCCGCCAGTGGCAGAAACGGCATCGCCCAGTGCATTGATGACCTTGCGGGAATACGCGGCGTTTTCGCCCGCGCTGATGAGCAGCTGATTTGCCTGCGTCAGAGACGCCACGTCAAACGGGGTGCGGGCTGCGTCCTCCTGAATGGCCTGCATGGCTTCCTGCGCGGCCTGTGCGCTGCCCAACATATTGGTAAAGCCGGTGGTGTACTTTTCTATCTGGGCGTTATAAGAAATGCCCATCTCCACAAAGCCCTTTGCAAAGCTTACCGCCTTTGTTCCGAGCGAGGTAAGCATATTTGCAAGGACAGTTGCTTTTGCGCTGGCTGCTGCAAACTGGCTTGCCATGCCTGAAACGCCGCTCCCGGCGGTGTTTGCGCTGCGGTTCAGCGAGTTTGCGGCGCTTTGCGTCTCTTTTTGGGCCTGCTCGATGCCCTGCTCATACTCGGAGGTATCAAGCCCCAAAGTGGCCATCAAATTGAAAATGTTCAGGTCTCACCACCTCCGTTCTGCTCTGCGGCTTTTTTACTGTCTGAAAGCGTCTTTTCCCAGCACGCCTGCGCTTCTTCCAGCGTGGTCTCGTGGCGGCGCTGGGATAGCGGCTTGTCGTACTCTGCCATGATCTCGCTGAAGGACTGCTCCACCTGCTGCCCCAGCGATACAGCACAAAGAAAAAGCATATCAGCCGTATAAAGCTGGTATGCCTTTGTGCGGTGGCGTTCGCGCATCTCGCTGATGACGAACCAGACGAAATACTTTATTCCGTAGGCGCGGAGATGCTGGAGGTCGGCTCGGCAGAGGTAGTGCCAAAACTCAGGCCGTTCAAGTCGGCCAGCGATGACAAAAAATCCTGCATGTCCTCCTGCATCACGGACTTGGTAAGCGCGGTGAACGCCTTGGGCAGGGTGTCCTTCTCGCCCTTTTCCAGCGTGTACAGCTGGTGTAGGGCGTTCATGGTGCGCTGCGGGTCAAGCTTCATCAGGGGCTTGATAAAGTCCAGCGCAGCCAGCGCAAACTCGCGCGGGGTCAGCTTTTTCTTGCCCTCTGCGGTTTCGGAAGGCTCTGCACCCAGCAGCTTCATGGCGTTGGCAACAATGGTCTCCCGGGCGGCTTTGGTCTCCGGGTTATCCACGTTGTCCTTTGCGTCCATGATCATGCGGGTGATGCCGTCCACCGCGTCATACAGCTTGGGCAGGGCTTCCACGGGGTCAAGATTGATGGTAAGGATCATTACTCTGCCTCCTTGACGTAGAACTCCATAGGCACCTTGCTGGTGTCGGTCATGTCGTAGTGGCCCTTCAGGCTCAGGTTGAGGTTGCCCTTGCCGTCCTTGGTGGTTTTCAGTTCAAGGCCGCCATCGCTCACGGCCTTCATCAGCTTGACCGCAGCATAGCCGCCGCCAATCAGATTGCCGTGCCACCAGATATCCTGAAAGTCCGTTTCCTTGTAGTCCTCGCGCACGGTGATCTTGTTGGCTTCCACGTCCGCAGCGCCCAGTTCCAGCTTGATGGTGTCTTCGCTCACGGTCATGCAGGTGGTAGACAGGCCACAATCCCAGTGGGTGATGTGCTTGAGTTGCCAGGTGTTCTCGGGCACTTCGTCCAGACCATCGCCCAGATCAATAGTGTTGGGCTTGCAGCTGACGGTGATGCCGCCGGAAGTCAGGCAGATCATATCCTCCGCTGCAATGGGGGTAGTGCCCGCCGGGTCGAACTTTTTCAGCAGTGCACCAGCCTGAAACTGAAGCTTTTTGAAAGCATCCGGCGAAATGGCGTGATACATCTTGTTCATGCGTTATCCTTTCTCACACCACAAAGGATGTGACGTCAAAAGTAAGGTATGTGCACAGGTATTTTTCCGGGGGATTGTCCATAGACTGCGCCCACGGGCTACCCGCGCATAAAAGAATTGCGCCGCCCTCGCACTCGATGGTAAGCCCATCACCAAGGGCAGCGCGCATTTCATCTGTTTTGCGGATGATGGGCAGCTTTCCGCCGTCCACCGGATACCACAGCCGCGCATGGAAAGTGCTACTCTCGTCAAACCCCTTGGGGATGACCGGCAGCACCGTGATATAGGGCAGGGAAGTGCCTTGCGGCACGAAATCCTCAGGGTACACAGGAACATCGAACAGCATAAAAAAGCTGTTCAGCGCCGTGGTAATTGCTTCTGCTGCGCCCATCAGGAAAGCACCACCTTTTTGCACTGCACAACGGCAAGATTCATCTGGCTTTCGGCGGGAGAAATCTTGTCGCTGCTCGCGGTGGTCACCTCGTAGGTCTGCCCATCGTCCAGCCGCTTGATGCGGTCGAAGGGGGACAGCTTGATGCCCTTATCCACATAGAGGGAGTAGGTGGATGCCGTGCCCTGCTGCTCCGCCTGCTGCGCTTCAATGGTCTGGTCGTGGCGCTCGATGGCAAGGAACTCCATGCCGTCCTCCCATGTGGTAGTAGAGCCAAACAGGCCGTCCGATACCAGCTTTTTGACCATAAAGCAGAACTTCTTTGTGAAATTCTCCATCACGGTGAATTTAGTGAAATCGTTTACAGGCATTACAGTTTCCTCCATTGGTTGATTTCCCGGCGGTAGTGGGTGCAGCCGTCTGCGGGCAAGCCGTCCGTGCCGGTGGCCATGGTGCCGCTCCAGCCGTTGAAGGACTGGGAAACATAGCGCCCACCGCCGGGGGTGGCTGCATCGTAGTCGGTGATCTTCTGGGCAAGCGCCACAAAATCAGGAGGGACGCGCATAGGCTGCACCGTGCCGGTGAAGGTTTCCGGGGTAAGGTCTCCGTCTCCCGCCTTGTGCACGCCGTCGTTAAAGATAGACCCGCACACAAGGAAATACTGCCCGGCGGACACTCCAGCGGGGACAGTATCTGCCATAAAGGTAAATTCCCCGGCGGTGGGGTCATCGTACCGGTCAAAAAAATTGTGCGTGTAAACGCACAGCTCTGGCACAGTCATGCGGGGTCACCTCCTTATTTCGTATCAGCTGCCGAGTTCAGGCGCCGCAACGGCAGGCTCGGTGTTGGACGCGCCGACAGTCACGACCGCGATACCGTCCAGATACTCTGCCCACAGCTTCATGCCCATGATGGCGTAGTTGGTGGTGGTGGCGTTCTTGTAGTTGTACTCGGTGTGATAGCCCAGCAGATTGGTCTCACCGGAAACGGTGTAGTTTGCGCCCATGGTGGCGTAGTCGCGGTCTGCGGGGTCAACGTAGTACAGGTCGATGTTTTCCACAGGGACGGCAATCACCTTCTTCTGCTCGATGAAAGCGTCAGGCAGAAGGAACAGGGTGCTGTAGCCGAGGAAGTTCTTCACATAGTTCAGACCAAACTCGGTCTGAACGGTGATTTCCTTGTCGCCCAGATAGTCGTAGAAGTCCATGATGTTGGCAAAGCCCACGACCTCGGTCACGTCCAGATTGTCGTTTGCAAAGCGCTTCAGGACTGCGCCCTTTGCGATAGCCAGCGCACGCTGCCAGGTCTTCTGCGTGCCGACCAGCTTGCCGGTCTTGAGGAAGGTGTAGAAGTCGGTCAGAACCTTCTTCTGAAGCTCGTTACGGAAAGCGATATTGGTGCGATCCACGGCCACTTCTGCGCCGTACTTGGTGACGGCTTCGATGGAAACGGCCTTAGCCCACTTGCCAAGTTCGATGTCAGCATAGGTCACAGGCTCGACCTTGGTCTTGGTCAGGGGGATGTCCTCGCCCTCGCCCACAGCGGTGCCGCCCTGCAGGCCGCCGTCAACGGTGGCTTTGTAGGATACCAGCCTAGTGCCGGGTGCCTTGCGGATGGGGCGCGAGATGCCCAGAATGGTGCGCAGCGCGTCCCAATTCTTCTGGAACTGGGTCACGAAGTCGATTTCGCGGATAGTGGTGGTAATCTGAGATGCGGTAGTCAGATTTTCGGGTGCTGCCATGTGTTACTCCTTTGCTGCAAGTCCGAACGCTTCAGGATTTGCCGCGATGGCTGCCTGACGCTCGGTTGCGTCTTTGATGTTGATGATTTGTTCTTTGGTCATTTTGGAGCCGGTGTTTGCGGGCGGGTTGTCCACCTGTGCGCCCTTGGTGGTGGTGCTGCCCACATAGTCGCTCCAATCGGTTTTCAGGCTCTCAGCCAGCTTGTCCGCGTTCTTCACGTTGCCCTTGCTGTCCAGTTCCATCTTGTCGATGTCCTCGCCGGACAAGCGCACAATGCGGTCAAAGTACTTTTCCAGCACGCCTGCGGCCTTGAGCTGCTCCCGGAACTTTGATTCCTTGGCGGCTCTTGATTCCTTTGCGGTCTGCTGGGTCTTGTAGTCGGTCAGCGCCTGCTCTGCGGTCTGCTTACCGCTGTTGGCTGCGTCCCGTTCCTTTTCCGCTGCAACGCGGGCGTTTTTCTCGGTATCCAGCTCGTCCCGGAGGGCATCGGTCTCCTCGTGCAAGGCGTCCAGAATGGCTTTTGCCTTGTCATCGTTGGAGGTTTCGGCGTTTTCCAGAATCTTGCGGATATCTGCTCTTTTGAGTGCCATGTGTGTGTCCTTTCTGCCCTTGCTTGGGCTGCCATGCTTGGCAATCAGGTTATTTTTCCGGACGTGCTGCCGGTGTGGTGCCGCTTGCAGGGGTCGAACCTGCAACTACCCGGTTATGAGCCGGGAGCACTGCCAGTTGTGCGAAAGCGGCATAAAAAAGCGGCTGACGCTGTGCGCCAACCGCTGGATATTGAGTTTTAGCTTATTTTCTACCATCCATACTTGTTAAATCGGTCAATTCGCTTTTCCTTTTCCTCTTTTGTCATGCTTCCGTACTCGATTCGATAGAAGAAACAGAACAAAAACAGCTCTAAAGCGAGAATGGCAACAATAAGCAGAACCTTTTTTGCCGTGTCTATCCAAGCAAGCGGGCTGTCGCTTCCAAAAACAAGAGCAAAAGCGCCGGTTACCAGAAAAGATACCAGTAGCGAACCCATTAAAGTATGGTGCTTGTGTTTTTTCTGCTTTGGTTCAAAATACGGTCTATCATCAAATGCCAAGCATTTTGATGACGTAGGGCAATCAGGTTGCCCGAAATGCTTACAATCACGGCATTTTACATAACTATCTTCCATGATATCAGCCTTTTCCTTCCTCTACTGCAATTTCTTGCAGTTCTTTGATATGATCTTCTACTGCCGGGCGCAGGAAGGGGCGGGGAGCCATGCCCCGGGTAAAGTGCCATTTGCCGTTGAAGTCCTTCCAGACCCACGGCGTTTTGCGTCCGTTGCCCTTCTCTGCAAAAATACCGGTGCCTAACTCCACATAGAGCGAATACAGCAGAGCGGAGCCCACGGTCACGGTCTTTTGTGCCGCAGATACAACGTAGGTAATGGATGCTTTCAGCGCGCCGCCAACATAGCCCTCTATGCCGGTGCTGTCTGCCGTTCCGGTTGGCACAAGCAGCTGGGCGTATTCCTGCACCTTCGTGCCCCAGATGGTCAGCACCCGCTCCGCCCACGCTTCCAGCGCTTCCAGCAGCTGCGGGGTGTTGTCTGTGACTTTGATGTCGTAGTTAAAGTTCATGGTTATTTTCGTCTCCGATTTGCAAGCCTGCTCATTCTTGCTCTTTTCCTCGCCGCTTTATCAATGCTGAATCCAGGGCCAAGCCCATAGCCAAGAGAATAATCAATCTGGTGTTTGTTGATATAGTCTTGGTTAGCCTTGTTTGCTGCATCCTCTTTTTTGAAATCAGATTCTTTGAGAATGGTTACTTTTCCGCCGTTTTTCTTAGCGTTGTCTGCAATCTGAGAAACAGACACATTTGCGCCGTGCATGGATTCAATTTCTTTGTAGTTTCCAAACTTGTCTTTGGAAAAATACATATTCTTCCCATCAGCACCTTTTACTTTCATGATTGTTGCTGTCGTACCGTCTGAATATGTAGATGTAACGCCCTCGCGTTTGAGCCCTCCGCCCGCTCTCGCGGAACTGCCCGAACCTCGTTTACTCACGGTAATGTCTCCTTTCGTATTGGAATGGCTTGATTTTGGTAACGTTCCAGTCAAATTCATCAGGGCATTTGCCATACCACAAAATGCCGCTTGGTTGCAGCACTTCCAGCGCCTTACGGCAGTGCTTAGCAAAGCATTCTGCTTCGTATGGGTCAGACTGTGTGCCATGGCTCGAAATGCTCACGATGGCGTTTCTGGGCTCTCCGTCAAAGCACCAGTCATAGCTTTGCTCTCCGCACCAGCAAAGCGTTGGGATAACGTGAATGCCGTGCGCCTGCCAGTATGCGGCAAGCCAGTGCTTTTTGTAGTGCATGAAAAGCTGCACCGCAAGCGGCATATCACTGTACAAAGAAAAATCCGGTGAGCACACCGCGCCGAACTGCTGCAAAAGGGGAATGTATTTGTCTGGGTTGTTCCAGAACCGTTCAAACTGGTAATCGTCCTTGTAAAAATGCACGCCTTTTGTGGCCTTGTCTTTGGCGGTCAGCGCATAATTGACCGGAATCCATTCCAGCTTGTCAATGCGGATGTCAGTTTCTGGCTTGATTTCAGGGATGCCATACTTGCCCACGCCCGGAAAAATCATTTTCTCGGTGTTTTCCATCGGCAGAATCACGGTTCATCCCTCCAAGCCTTTAGCCTTTCCATCCTTTTTTCCAGTAGGTTTCCACTTTGAAATCCAATCCAAGCCGCTGCATTTTCTTTTTGGACATATAAAACTCGTTATCATCAAAAATTCGCTTATCTTTTGAATTCGATGCCAATTTTGCAACAACATGATACCCGTAGTCTTCCATCTGTTTTAAGGCTCTTTTTTTGTCGCCTTCTGGAACTCGTAAAATGAAGGAATTCATATTGTGGTTTTTCAGGTAGTCCCATTGCTGGCTTCGTTTCATGTGCACCGGTTTTTTGTCCCCATCAAGAACATCAAAGCCTTTGTTCCAATTACAATGAACATCGCTCAGGCTTCTAAAAGCTTTCACGGCCGATGTGCTATGTTTACTCAGCCAACCAGTTTTCGAATCGGTTTCCAAATCATCGTAGACACGCACGCCGTCTTTTCCAACAGTAAAAAGCTCTTTTTCTTTTGCGCCAGCTCCACCGCCGCCGCCAGATTTTGCCCTTGTCGAACTTCCAGAGCCTCGTTTACTCATTCTTGGCGTTCTCCTTTCTGCGTTTGCGTTCTTCCGCCCACCACATCTGTTCGGCTTCCGTACCGCCCTTTGCCTTGTACCACTCGGTATAGGTCAGGTCAGATGTGGCCTCTTTTGTCGTGTTGTCCCGCCGCTGGGCGTTCTGCCGTGGATACTTTACAAGCGCCCCGGTCACCTTACAGCGGCAGTGATAAACCATTTCCGGCGCTGCGTTGGGGTCTCCAGGGTACTGTATCTCGTATCCTTGCACCTTGAACGGCTCGTCAAGGTCGGCGGTCTCCTGATCCAGAAGCCGGTGCATCTCGCGGGTGCGGTAGTCCAAAGTGCTGTTCCAGCGCTTCTGCACCTCAATGCCAATGGCTTCAGCGTTGCGCAGCTGCTGCATTGTCCCGGCGTTTTGCGCGCCGGTAAGGGCTGTGATGGCGTTGTTCATGGCCCAGTGAATCTCCGTGTCAGCCATGCCGTTAACGGCCTGCACGGCGATGTCGTGGACGCTCTTTCCCTGCACGATGCCCTGCGTGACGTACCGGTTGAACACCCGGGCGTCGTAGGTCTTGTTGCTCTCGCTCTTGATGCGCTTGTTGGGCACCAGCTTGGGGTTTTCCACCAGCAGCCGCTTGACCGCTTCGGTGTTGTACAGGGTCAGGTTGAACGCAACGCCTGCGGCCTGTTCCAGCTCGTAGAACGCCCAGTTTGCGCCAAGGGCAAAGATATCGTACTGTTCATCCCGCGCCAGCTTGTACGCCGTCTGCTGGGCTGTGGTGCACGTCTGGGTGATGTTGTCCAGCTTCTGGTGCATCATCTCGGACTGAAACACCTGATTCCGCAGCCATGTGCGATAGTCGCTCTCGGTGATTTTCCCAGCTTCCAGCTGCTGCCGCTTGTAGGCGTCCAGCTGCTGGTAATGCTCTAGAAACTCGGTCATCTGCTCGGTCATTTCACGGCGGGCGGTTCCGTATACACGCAAAATGCGGCGGCGCAGGCGGTTCAATTGGCGGGTAGAGATGCGGTCAAGGTCGGTCTGTTTCATTTTCTTCGATCATAAATCTAACGCCACCGAGCCCACACATCGTATCAAATTTGTCTCCCTTAAATCGAAATCGGATAAAGCCAGAAGAAAGGCCACACACCTTATCGACATATCGC